GTAAGATGGGATTTGGTGGAGCCTGTTTCCCCAAAGATACTCAGGCTTTTGTTAACTTTAGTGAACATCTAACAGTTTTGAACTCCGCCATTGAGGCGAATAATAAGGTTAGGGCTGGGTATGACCTTGATGATCGGGAAAAAGATCAAAAGATTGTGTACATGCGCTAACATCTATGGTATAATATCAACATGCAAAACGTAACTGACATCCGTAAACACTTCAAGCAAGCTCTGAAAGATCAGAAGTTTACCATCGACCGCACTGGTGCAAAGACCATTGAGTTGTTAGGTGCATGCTTCAAAGCCACAGAACCTGCCATCTTTGGTACACCTAACCAAGAATATATCGATCGCGAGATTGACTGGTACATGAACCAGTCGACCAACGTTAATGATATTGGTGGTGAAAAAATTCCTGCGGCATGGCAAGCCACAGCAAACCAATATGGAGAAATCAACTCTAACTATGGTCATCTGATCCTCTCAAAGAAGTACTACGAACAGTACGAGCAAGTCTTTAATGAGCTGCGTAATAATCCAGACTCTCGTCGTGCATCGATGATCTATACTCGTCCTTCGATCTGGGTTGAATACAATGAAGATGGTAAGAATGACTTCATCTGTACTAACTCAGTGACATACTATATTAGAGACAATAAACTTAACTGTGTGGTACAGATGCGTTCGAATGACGTTGTGTTTGGTTATAAGAATGACTATGCGTGGCAAGGATTTGTACTTCAGCACTTACTTGATGACCTGAATGAAGTAAGGCTATCAAAAGATGATGAACGTTTTCAATATGAGCCTGAGCTTCAACTCGGCGACATCTATTGGCAAGTTCAAAACCTTCATGTGTATGAACGTCATTTCCATCTAGTCGAAGGAGAGAAAGACGCTGAAGAGCATTCGCACTATTATTATGATACTGATCGTAACATGCCATTGCAATCGGGAGGAGCGAAAGGTAGTAAGACGTGGGATGCAGATCATTACAAAGAGATCAAGTTCAGTGTGAATGGCATATCTTCTGATGACTTTAATTGGAGACCTAATCGGGAATTTTATGATTGACTTATATTTTGGTTCGCCTCAGACTTACCAACCGTCGAACGATGAAAAATGGGATGGTCGATACTTACGACTTGCCAAAGACATCTCTTCTTGGTCAAAAGATCCATCCACCAAAGTCGGTGCAGTAGTAATAGGCAACAAAGGGCAAGTACTATCACAAGGCTATAACGGATTTCCTCGTGGTATCCAGGATACTACTGAAAGGCTTGATGATCGAGCCACAAAGTATAAGTTCATCGTTCACGCTGAGATGAACGCCATCTATAATGCCACTTATAACGGAGTATCGCTTGACGGTTCAACGCTGTATGTTTCTGGATTGCCAGTTTGTCTTGAATGTGCAAAGGGTGTGATTCAAGTTGGCATCAAGAAAGTAGTGACTGCAAAGATGGAGGTACCTGAAAAGTGGCAAGAGTCATGCAAAGAAGCGAAAGAATTACTCGAGGAAGCAGGCGTAAAGGTAGAGACGTCTTAGACTTCTTGCCTGGTCATGATACGAACTCTGACATCATCGTACTTGGTCAATGTCCTTCGAGCAAGACTACACCATCGGTCAACGGTACGTTTGCTCGGCTCAAGAAGTGGATGGACTATGTTGGTGTAGAGGCCTGGGACTTTCATAACGTGATCCCACATAAGATCAACTCTTATGACTTGAAAGACGTTGATAAGACTGCACTAATTATTGCAGTACAAGACAAAAAAGTAGTCATCTCCCTTGGCGGGTTTGTAGAACGTGCATGTAAGAAGTATTCGATAGATACTTACAAGATTGACCATCCTTCTCCCCGCAATCGAAACTTGAACAGCAAAGACTATGAGCTCGCGATGTTAGAGTCGCTGAAACAATATTTGTATGATAGAAACCACACAGTATTATGATGAATACTTGCGCTATTATAACATGGCGCTTGATCAACAGAAAAAATGCAACGTAAGTGATACTGCTCCTTATGGCATGATCCCGCACCTCGAGTCTAACATGAACGACGACTTGATGGAGAACATCGAGCTGTATGATGTGGTGGAACGTAAGTATGCTGGTTTCTCTCAGATCGTGAATGACTGCTTTTATGGATGGAGCTATGGACATCCATATTGGGAGAAGATGAGAGCAGGCAAGGTCACTCAACAGCGTGAAGTCGTTGCAAATAACTGGACTGGTAAGCATAAAGACTTTGACTTACCTGAATGGTTGTACCTCTTCATCTTACATCGTGTGACTGGATCTGCGATCAACTATGCGACCAAGCCATCAGGTTATCATAACACGCTGCTGTTCGTACTACATAAAGCACGTACGATCGAAGAGATGGTATGGTACATGAAGAAGCATCGTGAACCATTCTATACTTCTGTCGGCTATCAGTTCCCTGCATTTCCTAAGCCGCAAGGAGACTATAAGAAGGGTGGTGACTACTACTTAGGCGAGTATGCACCACGACTGGCAAGAGAACTTGCTGAGTGGCTACAGTCTTCAGATAAGAAGAAGGACCTGCGTGAAGTAGGTGAGTGGATGGGTCAGTGGAACGAAAGAAACGGCCTACGTCGATATATCTTTCAATATGCGGCAGTCGTTGCAGACATCGCTGACTGGTATCCTGCATACGTAAATAAAGAATCACCGTTCTACTATGGAACAAACGCAGTTGAGTGTATCTCGTACCTTGCCAAGCCGACTCAGAAGATGAAGAAGGAAGAGTTCCTTGATGCAGTGATGATGAAGATATACGAAGACACTGGTGCATATCCATATAATGCTGAAGATGTATGCTGTGACTTTATCCGATGGGTTGAGAACTATGTACGTCCTGGTGCACACTACTCTCATATCAACTTAGATGAAGTATGGTCATCATCTCGTATCAAAGATCATCCGTTTGGTCGACAAAAGGCAATGCTTGAGCTTGGTCTAGTGAGTACGTTTAATAACCTAAAGCATCATCCTTCAGACGACACGATCTTAAAGCAGTGTGATATGACAGTTGATAAGTATAAAGAACTATGCAAAACGCTACACTAAGTCATTTCATTGAGGACACATCTCGTAACATTGTGTACCCGAACACTGACCTCGTAGAGGTCAACTTTAAAGGCAAGCCAAAAGATTCGTGGATGTCGAGCTGGACACAGGAACAACGCTTTGAAAAGTTCTTTGAGTTCTGTGATAAGTTCGATAAACGTGAAGACCTCTTACTCAAAGAAGACTATCAAATCTTCTCTCATCGTTTGCATTGGCATGAACACCCGTTCTGTGACGTGATGAAAGAAGTAAAAGACGACCATAAGCGTATGTGGTACACACTCGTCTTTAGCTTTACGAATGAACACTGGAAAACTTTCACCACTCTCCTTGAACATGGAGACGAAGGACTACAAAAGAGGTTCGAGACTCAGCGTCATGCTCGTAATGACCTGTTTCAGATCTACTATCCAAAAGATACAAACGTAAAGCAATGGATCATCGATGGCCCGAAGAAAGCTGCTGATGATATGCATCATATCCTCACTCGTAAGGATAGACCATGGACAATGATGGAGTTGGCAAAAGAGATGGCTGGTTACTTTGCAAAGAACCAAGGCTTTCGCAACCCGATGTATCCATGCAAGAACTTTGCACGTTATATCGCGATGGCATATCCTCACATCTGTGATCCAAACTCTGTACTGTTTGGTGGCACTGGTCACTTTGATGGTCTACACCAGATCTTTGGTGGTAAGAATCTGATGGGCAAAGTAAAGTACGAGTTAGACGAGAGAGGCAAGTTTACACCTACGAATGGTTATGGTATAATGTGGGTTGAGCAGATGCAGAAGCTAGCGAATCATCCAAAGAATCCAATCAAAGAACAAATGTGGCTCAACTTAGAAGACAAGACGTGTTTCTTCTATAAGCATATCGCCATCACTCACGGAGTAAAGAGACCGACTAAACGTATCCCGTATGATTGGATCTTTCCTAATGAATTTAGCCTGAAAAAAGATGTCGCACGACAAGCATATCATTGACTATCGTAACAAAGACGTAGACAACCTTTTGATGGAAGGTGTCTACACTCGTCATGATGCTCGCGAGTATTACTTGAACCTTGCTGGTGATTGGGAAGATCCAAACCCACCGCCTGTCGTAGAGACTTATGAAGGTGTTCGAGTCGTACGTGATGACTTACTTACCGGTTCAAAGGTTCGAGGTGGTGACTGCCTCATCTCTCGTATCAAAGAAGAGACACTCGTATATGTTCAGCCTCGTACTGGTCTAGCTGGTGTGTCTATCTTAGATGTGGCAAAGAGACATAATAAGAAGGTCAAGCTGTTCATGCCAAGCAGCCAAAAGATCTCGCATCATCAGGCATGTTGTATTGAACGTGGAGCTGAAGTGGAGTTCCATCGTATCGCTGCAATGCCCAACTTAAATGCTATCGCTAAACGATACGCAGAAGAACATGAAGGACATGCTTTCATCCCGCTTGGTTTGAAGCATGAACTCGTGACTGCAGGTTTCGTAAAGGTTGCATCTCAGATCCCTGAACCAGAAGAAGTCTGGACAGTGATCTCGACTGGTGTACTTCATCGAGCTCTGCAGATTGCATGGCCTAACGCTACCTTCCATGCGGTTGCTGTCGCACGTAACTTGAAAGAAGGTGAAACTGGTCATGGCAACATCATATCTGCGCCAGAAGCTTTCACACAAGCGATCAAGGAAGAAGAGATGCCTCCATTCCCTACGGTCGCTACGTATGATGGCAAAGCTTGGAGGTATATCCCTAAGAACTCTGGTAAGGACGTGTTGTTTTGGAACGTAGGCACTGAGCCTATATTGAAAGATCCATCGATCATCGATCGAGTGGATTCATATCGTGGGTGGAAAAAAGATGAAAGTACTATTAACGGGACTAGGTCCGATATCGGACAAGATCTATTCGCATAAGGCTGCACAAGCCATCATTTATGCAGATCAGCTAAAGCACGCTGGTCTTGATGTCACGATCAATCTTGCTAGTAAGAAGATCACTGACTATACTCCATTCGATGAAGTCTATGTTTATCATGGCTCTGATTGGAGCGGCAACTTAAACTTATTTGGTGGTATAGAGAACTATCAGAACATAGAGACTGTTGGTGCTCTGTCTCGATTTAATGGTGAAGTGAAGTCGCTCATCATCGACTTTCCTCAGTATAGCGATATGTTTGAGGCACGCTTGAAGAAAGCAAACATGTCATTCGACTGGGATTGGCAAAACCTTCGTAAGATCGAAAAGCAAGCGAAGACTGTAGATCCAAACCTAGTCAAGCGTTATGATCGGATCTCAATCGGCGACAGTCATGCGATCTGCATGTATCGACCTGGATGGATGAACGTCTCCACCCCGTTCAAGACCTTACATGGTGCGATTAAGTTGGGATTCGATCATTTCATACCTGAAGGCAGTTATAAAGAGATCGAGATCTACTTTGGTAACATCGACGTTCGTCATCACTTGTGTCGAAATGACGATGTGAAGAAAGCGGCAAAGGATCTTGCGGATCGATACACTGCTGCAGCCGAGTTCTTAGCAGACAAACACTCTGCAAAGGTGACTTTATGGGAACTTCTACCTATCGAAGATCCAAGCCGAAAGGTACCAAAGACTGGTAACTATAAGGGCACTCCTTTCTATGGGTCATGGCAAGAACGAACTGATGCACGTCAATACTTTATGGACGAGCTTGAGTCAAGTGATGTTCCAGTCTTCAAGTGGGTAGATAAGTTAAAGAATAAAAAAGGCGAGTTGGATTTTGAATTCATGGAGAAGCCACAGTCAATTCACCTTTCAAGGGCATCTTATCCCCAGTGGCAAGGGAAAGAATGGACAGAAGTGAAGAAGGAAGAGGGTGTACAACTTGACGCATTTATGGTATAATGACATTTTACAGATGAGGATGTGTGTATGGGAATAATGGACAAACTAAAGAAGAACTCGAAGGTCGCTCATACAGAAGTGCTTTCGAAGTCTAAGTTCTTCAATGAAAAAGACATGGTGCCTACTGAGGTGCCGATGATTAACGTGGCTCTGTCTGGTAGTATGGATGGTGGCCTCACTCCTGGTCTAACTGTACTTGCTGGTCCTTCAAAGCACTTTAAGACTTCTTTCGGCTTAATCATGGCGAGTGCTTACTTAAAGAAGTACCCTGATTCTGTGCTATTGTTTTATGACTCAGAGTTTGGTTCGCCTCAGACTTACTTTGAAAACTTTGGCATTGATACGAGTCGAGTGCTTCATACTCCTATCACCGACGTAGAGCAGTTGAAGTTTGACTTGATCGCTCAGCTCGATGGTCTTGAGCGTGGTGATAAGGTTGTCATCATGATCGACTCTGTTGGTAACTTGGCTTCAAAGAAAGAACTCGAAGATGCGATGAACGAGAAGTCAGTCGCAGATATGAGTCGTGCGAAAGCGCTTAAAGGTTTGTTCCGTATGTGTACGCCTTACCTCGCGATGAAAGATGTGCCTTTGATCGCTATTAACCATACATACAAAGAGATTGCAATGTACCCGAAAGACATCGTCTCTGGTGGTACTGGTATCTACTACTCAGCCGATCACATCTGGATCTTGGGTCGTCAACAAGATAAAGATGGCACTGAGATCAAGGGTTATCACTTCATCATCAACGTAGAGAAGTCTCGGTATGTTAAAGAAAAGTCTAAGGTTCCTATCTCTGTTTCCTGGGAGGGCGGTGTACAGCGTTTCTCTGGTCTGCTTGATCTTGCTTTGGACGGTGGTTACGTTGCTAAACCTTCTAACGGGTGGTATCAGAGGGTGGACAGAGCGACGGGTGAGCTCGTTGATGGACGAGTACGAGAGAAAGAGACATTATCGGAAGCATTTTGGAAACCGATAATTGATGGCACAGACTTTAAAGACTACTTAACAAAACGATTCTCAATCACTACAAAGGCAGTTGAAGATGGACAGGTACATACCGCTGAGTAAATGGGTAGAAGGAATTGACTACGAGTTGGTCCCTCTACCAGAACATACAGATGCATGGGGCGTAAGGATCATGGCTGGATACTTTGTAGAGACTGTGGTCCAGTATGCAGCTGTTAGCTTCAACACAGAGAATGATACACTAAACTTCTCGTTTAAGGTACATAGTTCTCCTGATCCAGAAGCCAAACCAGAAAACTTAGAACTACAATCAGTCGCATCAGACATCCTCTCAGCGATCCTCGAAAAGGGTGTCTACGACGGTACAGTAAAGGTAACAGATGACGATGCAAAATCTTGAGTTGACGATCCTACGAAATATCCTTACAAATGAATCATACATGCGTAAGGTGTTGCCGTTCGTCAAGCCAGATTACTTTGAAGGCGTATATAAGGTTTTGTTCAAAGAAGTAGGTAAGTTTGTA